TAGATGAAGTATATGGTGTTGGTGCTGCAACTGAAGCATTAGATGCAGCTCATAAAAAAAAGAAAAAAAAATAGTATAAATGAATTAAATGGAATATATAGATACAGCAGATGTACTTACAACAGGAACATCAGATAAAGCAACAGAGATTCTTAAAAAATATAAAGAAGCTCAAAACATAAAAGACTTTTGGAAGGATAGATTCGAAGAAGCATATGAATATTGTTTACCTAATCGTGAGTCTTTTTATGATGAATCCCCAGGCCAAAGACGTACCGATAAAATTTTTGATGAAACAGCTGTGGTCGGAGTCCAGGAATTTGCATCAAGACTCCAAGCAGGAATCACACCCACATTTGCAAGATGGGCAGACTTCCAAGCTGGATCAGAAATTCCACAAGAACAAAAATCATTCATCAATCTCGAATTAGATAAAATTACAGATTACGTTTTTCAAGTATTACAAAATTCTAATTTCAATCAAGAAATCCATGAATCATTTATGGATCTTGCTATTGGAACAGGTGTTATACTTGTTGAAGAAGGAGATTCTGTTGATCCAATTAAATTTACAGCAGTACCTTTAACAAGAGTATGTTTAAATAATGGGCCTGATGGAAAGATAGATACTATTTATAGAACAAGATTATGTAAACCTCACGAAATAAATATCTTATATCCTAAAGCTGTATTACCAGAAAACTTTAATCCTTTAAAAAATAAAAAGAAAATTAAAATTATTGAATCTATTTATAAAGTTTATGAAGATAATGTAGAAAAATATAAATTTTGTGTAGTGATGGAAAATCCTAAAGCAATTTTATTAGAGGAAGAATATGAAGGAGAAGGATCAAATCCTTATTTAGTATTTAGATGGAATAAAGCATCTGGTGAAGTTTATGGTAGAGGCCCAGTATTTAATGCAATGGGTGCTATTAAAACTTGTAACCTTACTATAGAATTAATATTACAAAATGCACAAATGTCTGTAAGTGGAGTTTATACTTACGAAGATGATGGTGTAATTAATCCTGATAACATTTCCCTTGTACCAGGATCTCTAATCCCTGTAGCTCCTGGATCTAGAGGTTTATTGCCAATTCAGGCAGCATCAAACTTTGATGTTGCCCAATTGGTATTAAATGACATGAGGCAAAATATTAAGAAAGCATTATACATGGAAGCATTAGGAAGACCTGAAGGAACTCCTATGACAGCAACTGAAGTTTCAGAAAGAATGGCAGATCTATCTAGACAAATAGGTTCTTCTTTTGGAAGACTTCAATCTGAATTAATTAATCCATTATTAAAAAGAATAATTAGAATTTTATCTAAACAAGGTAGAATTGACATCCCTAAAGTTAACGGTAGGGAAGTTAAAATAGCTCCACGTTCACCTCTAGCACAAGCTCAACATTTACAAGATGTTGCAGATGTAACTAGGTTCAATGAAATAATAGCAGGTACATTTGGCCCACAAATGATTAATTTAATTGTGGATCAAAATGAAACTGCAAAATATTTAGCAGAAAAAATGAACCTTCCTGAAAAGCTTATTAGAAATGAACAAGAGCAAAAAGAGTTAGTAAATCGTATGCAACAATTGCAACAAAGTGCAAACGAACCACCAGAAGGAGGAGAAGCTCCACCAGGAGCATAATATGACATGGGATGCTTTAAACAAAGACAAACCAAAAATTGCAAATAGTGTAGATGGATATATAAGAACAGAGAAAGAGGAAACTCAACTTAATAAACATTTTGCCAACGTCTTTAAAGATGATGAAGGTAAAAAAGTTCTAGACTATTTACAATCAATCACTACTGAAGCTGTTGCTGGGCCTAATGTAACTAGCAATCAGTTATTTCATATCGAAGGTATGAGATTTTTAGTAGGTATAATCAAAACAAGAAAAAAAAAAGGAGAACAAGATGGCAGATGATAATGCAACATCAGCACCAATCGCCACAGAAACAATTGGTTCTGAAGTAAGTAAACCTGATTATGTTCAGGATAAGTTTTGGGATTCAGATTCCAAACAAGTGAATATAGAAAACCTATCTTCAAGTTATAATTCACTTGAAACTAAATTAGGTTCTAGAACCGAAGATCTTTCTAAACAAATTAGAACAGATATAGAAGCTGAAAGACTTAAGAATGTTCCAGAGTCTTATAAGTTAAATGTTCCAGAAATGGAAAACACTAAATTATCTGTAACTGCAGAAATGCCCATAGTTAAATGGTGGGGAGAAACTGCTAAAGACGCAGGTCTTTCTCAAGAACAATATGATTCAGGTGTTAAAGCATTTGTTGATAATGCTGTATCTAACTTACCTAATCCAGATCTTGAAAAGCAAAAACTTGGAGATAATGGCAAAGAAAGAGTTGAAGCTGCATCAATGTGGTCTAAAAAACATTTAAGTCCTGATGGATATTCTACAATATCCGATTTAGCTGGAACAGCTGGAGGAGTTAAAGTTATAGAAGAATTGATGAAGCTTACTAAAGATACTAATATGCCTACATCACAAACTCAAGTAGATGCGTCTGCTAATGCAGATGATTTAAAATCAATGTTGAATGATCCTCGTTACTGGGATAGTGGTAAAAGAGATCCTTCTTATGTAAGACGAGTTACTGAGTTATATGAAAAGGCGTTCAAAAATCAAGCACCAAAAAGTTAAATTTAAGTATAAAAAACTTAATAAACCTTTTAAATGGAGAGATTGTGTATCTCAAACAGGATGGCTAACTGCTGCAGAAATAGAAGCAGCAGTACCTGCCAAATGTATTACTGGAGATTTTTGGATTTATAAAGATACAGATGATTTTATTACTTTGTTTGGTACTTATTCTTACGATGAAAAAGGTGCAATAGAATTTGGTGAAGTTATAACTATTCCCAAACAATGGATTTAATGTGCGTTGCCAACATTATCTGTAAATAATATTTCTTATTCAAGACCTTAGAATGTTTAATGTTTGCCCTTAACTGGACAACAAACCCCCTGCATTAAAAGACAATCGGTAAATTAACAATAACAAAGGACATAATACAATGGCAAGTTCAATCACAAATGCCTTTATTACTCAGTTCGAAGCTGAAGTTCATATGGCTTACCAAAGAATGGGAAGCAAATTGAAAAATTTAGTTAGAACAGTCAATGGTGTTAATGGTTCTACTGTTAAGTTCCAAAAAGTTGCAAAAGGTTCTGCAAATACTAAAGCAAGACATGCTGAAGTAGTTGCAATGGATCTAGCTCACACAGCTGTGAGTGCGACTTTAACCGATTACTATGCAGCAGATTACGTTGACAAATTAGACGAGTTAAAGATAAACATTGATGAACGGCAAGTTGTAGCTCAATCAGCAGCATATGCACTCGGCAGAAAAACTGACGAAGTGTTAATTGCTGTTCTTGACGCAGCAACTTCAATTGCAGCTAACGTCAGTTCTTCAGCAACTGGGATGACTCTCATTAAAGCTAAGAATATGATGGAAGTGTTTAATGGAAACGATGTTCCTGATGACAATCAAAGATATTGGGCAGTAGGGCCAAAACAATGGTCTGACCTATTATCTGTTGATCAATTCTCTAGAGTAGAATACGTAGGGCCTAGTGATCTACCATTCCCTAATGGCATGACTGCCAAAAGATGGATGGGATTCCTATTCTTCGTACACTCTGGTTTATCTTTATCAGGTTCGGACAGAAAAAATCTGGCTTTTCATAAATCAGCAATTGGCTGTGGTATCGGTTCAGATGTACGTACTGAAGTTAACTACATCCCTGAAAAAGTTTCACACCTAATTACTTCTATGATTTCATTAGGTAGTGTTGCAATTGACGGTGATGCAGCAAGAGTTCAGTTATGTACAGAATAATTAAAAGGAGATTATAATATGGCATACGCAATAGACAATCCTGTAAAAAAGGTTGCTCAAATGGGTGCTTCTAACTCTCTTTGGTATTATACTGACGGAGATGCTATAGGCACAATC